TATCGGCTTTTTCTTTTAATTCTTGGATTTGTTCATCGCTAAGTAGGCGCAAGGCTTCACGGGCTTTAGAATCGGATAGACCGAAGTATGTCTTTACACATGCTATATCTTCACTTTTTTCAGCCTTAACCCACTTATTGAAAGGTCTTTTCTTGGACCTAACTATATTTAGTAAATAGTCACTTTGCAGTTTCTTGTCTAAGATAGCCCTACGATTCATTTCATTAGCATACATGATACAATCCTTGTGATAGGAAAGCGCACGATTCACAAGAAATGGCTCATAGGATTTCTCTGTAACATCATCCACAATCAACTGTTTTTTACCCTGCAGGATCTGATTTACATAGTCAAAAGGATTACTCATTTTTTATAAATCTCTGTTATATCGTTGCTCTTAGCATTTCCATTGTTATTTTGTAGCGTAGGACGCTTACTACTAACAACAGCAAATGATGATATTTTAGCATAATTCATTTGTGAGTGTGCAACATTTACATCATCAAACATATTCCGACCAGCAACTTTTCCTACATTCCAACAACTAACACCATCATCATTCAAGTAAGATAAACTCTTTTGAATTAATGGTGACAAAAATACATTGTTCCAAATTTCATAACTAGGTGTATTTTGAATAGATTGTGTACTCTCATGTGTATAAATTTCCAAATCAAAATATGGTGGACTTGTTAATAACATATCAATCTTTGGTAAAGAGTATTGATCCATATTAAGTGCATTGTCACAGATTATTCTAACCCTATTTTCAATTCCTAAAAATTTAGATAAATTTATTAAACCTTCATACGTTTTTGTATTTGGCTCAAAAGCAATATATTCCACACCAGATGCAACAACACCCAACATTCTTCCTCCCCAACCAGCACATGGATCAAGAACAATTTTGGGTTGGTATTTTATACATAATAATTTTGCCATTTGAGGACGAAACATTGTATTCTTGGTCAGACCACAAGAAAAATAAATTCCTCGTTTCAATTCAGATAGATAAGGAGTACTATGACTATTTCTATTCCATTTTAAAATTTTTTCAAGGTTTTCTTTTGTCCATAAATTAGAAAAACTTTTTCCTTTATTATTTTCAATGTCATAAAAATTAGGAAAGAAGTGTTCGCATAATTTCATACCAATTCTTGATGTTGAATTTATGTATTCATCATTTGAATTCCATAAACATAAATTATTCCAGTCTGTTTTTAATTGGTTATCTGTATATTTTGTGATGAAATCAATATTTTCTAATTGTTTAGCAAGTTCAGGAAGAACAATGGCAAATTCAGAATCAGTTAAATTGCGTGTAGAATTTCTAATATTTAAAAATTTATCAATACTCACATCCATAATTGGAGTCCTATTTTCTTTATACCATCTTTCAACCATGTATCCATTTCTTGAAGAATACCAGTTTCTTTTAGTTTAGAATATTTATCGGCAAACATAAAATCATCGTTTTTTCCTTCTTCTCCACCTTGTTGATGCCGGAATATACGACTATCGGAATTGATATTTGATATAAACTTTTCTTTATATAACCAATTCATACGAAAATGATTATCTGGATTTACACCAAGAAATATAAGTCTTTCCCAATCCTTATGGCAAGCAAGATGATTGAATGTAAAAAAATCTATTCTTCTGCTTAAACTAAATTTTATTTCGGTTTTGTAGCCATCAATAATTCTATCGTGTCCTGTGCTATCTCTTTTACAAATATCACTACCATTTTTATTCATTATCTTTGAAACTAAAATTTCACCAAAAGCTCCCATTTGTGTATTTGATAAATTTAAATATCCTTCAAACGATGTTCCTATCCACGGATCATATGTTTTTTGTTTTACATAATTTTGAAGAATGCCGTCTTCAAAAAATGTGTTCAAATTAATCATGTTAGCATCCTGAACAAACCAATCGTATCAATTGTGGTCAACAATAGATAGTTAGCCAACATGCCAAAAGATTTCCTAGTCCAAGCAGCCCAAGCATACAGGGCACAGCCAGTAATCCAAACAGGATAGAGAGCCAATAGAGGTGGATTCGGGACCGTGAGTGCCATAGTAAGACTGCATCCAATACTAATAGCCCAAGCAAACAACTCAACAACAAACCGAATTCGGTTAGACTTAAAGTCATCTTTGATCCAATCAAATGTGGGTTTAAATAAATCTAATATCATAGATTTTCTGTCGCAATCTGAATCGCATAATGTTGTTTTAGTTTCAAGTATGCATTGAGAACAGAATTAGGCACAATACCATTTCCATACTGTTGGGTAATTTGTTCAATTGCATTGGCTAATTCCCGAGAATATTTAATCTCAGTATATGTTCCTATTGGATGTACTTCAAAGTCGCTCATATAAACTCCACACTTACCATAAGTTCTGTTAAACATGCAACGGTGTTAATCTCAGCATCAGCAACAAATGCTTGCTTGTATTGATAATCGGCTAGAATGATAACCGCTTGAGGTATGCTTTGTGGTTGCAATACTTCATAAAGACTATCATACAGTTTACGATACAATGTTGCGGCATCAAAGTCAGCAGTAGCAACCCATTTGCGAATTGCACCAAAATCTTTGTTCTTCAAGTGTTTGGTAATTTCTGCAATTGATACATCACCAATCTGTGCGAGAATACCAACATCAATCTTACCAAACTGTGAGTAGCGTTGCAGTTCATTTAGAATGCGGCGAAAGTCAGGAAAGTGTTTCTTGATTAACTCAGCAATTACCTTGTCTTCATACTCAACATTTTCACTTTGCAAAATTGACTGAATGCGCTTGAAAAACTGCCCGGCCATCTTTGTCTTTTCATCATTCTTCAATGTGAAATCAACAACAGCACACCGACTGTGTAACGGATCAATGATACGATTCTTAAAATTACATGTAAAGATGAATGAACAATTTGATGCAAACTCTTCCATTGCATTACGCAAAGCTGGTTGGGTTGAGTTTGGATTTAGATAGTCAGCTTCATCAATGATGATAACTTTACGCCCGCCAGTGAATGACATTGACGAGGCAAAGTCTTTAATCTTGGTACGAAAAACATCAATACCCGATTCATCTGAACCGTTAATCATAATATAATCAGCATCAATCTGATTACACATTGCTTTCGCAACAGTAGTCTTTCCTACACCCGCACCGCCAGACAGTAACAGGTGTGGAATCTTTTCTGAATTTACATATTCTTGAAACGGCGTCTTCAAGCGTTCCGGTAGAATACACTCCTCAATAGTCTTGGGGCGGTGTGCTTCCGTCCACAATAAATGTTGCATAAAAACTCCATAATAAAAAAATCAAAAAATCAACCTTCGCTGGTTGAGCCAAGTTCTGTAGCAACCCAATATTGCAAGGGCTTTGTGTTGTTCTTAAAGTGTGCAATACCTTTGAAGGAAATAGAAACTTCATACTCACCTGGGATCATTTTCATGTTCTCAGTTTTGAAAAGCATCTTGTATTTCTTTCCATTGCCAGGAGCAACTTCAAGTTGATTAGTGTGTGTGGATGTGTTTTTGTCATCAAGTGCAGCCACAGAAACTTTGTCGCCATCTGATGTTACTGCAATGTGTGGTGTACCAAGAACGGATGAGGAACGTAAAATAAATTCTAGATCCGCTTGCTTAAGGGTGAATGTTACTTCTGCATCTGGCATTTTAACAGATTTATCGGATGCATTCTTAATCATAGTAGCATCACAAATTCGATATGTGATTTTACTACGACCAGTATTGTCATTGATAACAGCCGATTTAGTTGCAGTATCAATTTGAAGTTGTGAATTATCCTGATGCAATCCTAGGACTGCAAGGAATTTATTCAAGTCATAGATACCAAAATCTTCATCAATCGTTTCGGTGATTGTGGTTTCAGCCAATACTTGTTTCTGTGCGTCACAAGTACGCAATACATTACCCTTGCGGAACATAATTCCATCATTGATAGATGCAAAGTTTTTTAATACCGTTAGTGTGTCTTTAGACAGTTTCATTTTGTTTACCTTTGTTCAAAAAAATTTCGTCATCACCAGTATACTCTTTTTCATCAAGATTGTCAATCAAATCTTGCATACTGGAAATAGTTTTTGGTTGTATGTAGGAAGAATTCTGCCCGAACACAACCATTTTGTTCAAGTCTTGCAAAGAAGAAATGGCTGGCAAAGCGCCATACAATTTCACTTTGATGTTGTTGCTCGGTGCGCCGCCGAAATATGCTTGCGAAAGATTCTTCATTTGAAAGTTCCATTTGCTAGAAAATTCTTCAAGTCGGATGATGTAGCATTGTGTGATATCACTACCAGTCAAAATTCCGGTGTGTACAACAACACGGATTTCTTTTCCAGGATATTCAACGGCTAAATGGCTTGCAGTTGACACCGCTTTATAAACATACTCGGAAGAAATCACGTAGTACAAAACATCTTTTTCTTTTGGTGTTTGAAATACAACTTGTTTTTTGGGAATGTTATAGAAACCGTGGCGACCCATCCAACGCTTAATATCAAATGTTTTGTTCCATGCAAGAATAGTTCCGTGGACCTTATCTTCGAATTGATTGTAAATTCGATAGGCTAGTGTTTCACGTTTTGCTTTTGAGAAACATCCTTTGCCAGCACATTGATTGATACGGTCTGAAATTTCAGAAATATCGTGTTTGATCCAACCCATTTGAATGGCATAAACGCATTCATTGAATACATCTTCAAGGCTCAAATCACCAGCCGGATCATGGATAGAATTTGCACGGAGACCAAAAACGGAAGCATCCGATTCAGTTTCAACGCTGTATACATCAACAATCAAGTTTTCCACACCGAGGTCTTTCAAAATGCCGTATCTTGTTCTGCCATTCAAAGGAACAAAACGACCATCAGGTAACAAACGAACAGCAATTGGAGGATGCTTTAGTTTGAAACCATATTCAACGATATCCTGTTTGATTTCTTTGTACTTGGGATTACCACCACCTTTTCTTGCCATTTGAGTATTTTCAAACTCAGATTCCCAAGAAATATCTTTAACATCAACCAGCAATCTAGAAATGTATTTTGCAGTCTTTGGCAAATCTGCGCCATAAAATTCTGGAAAGGCTTCTTTGTTGATTAATTTTTTAGAAACATCAAGATGCTGTTTCGTAAATTTTTTAGTAGTTGAAACATCAACGCTAATTTCGTTAGTCATAATATAAATTACCTCATCAAGTTAAGTTACATGTATCATATCATGGATACATGTGCATGTCAATCAATTCCGTTGTTTATTCCCCACTATTCAAAGAATACTTAACATCATGTTCATATAGGAATGATAGGCAACACATAGCATGGGCTAGGTGATGTATACCTGATTCTGGGTCTAGTTGCTCACCCATTTTCCATGCCCATATATGGCGTTCCATCGCATCAAAGTATCTGCGTTTGGAATCGGGAACTCTTTTCCAGTTATCTCTTTCATACTTCTGAGCACCGAAAGTGAGAACCCGTACCATTTCTTGTTGAGCAAGAGGCGGAATCAAACCATACTCTAATTTGTTTCCGTCAAACTTACGACCGCCTGTAGTAGCAGTCTGTGATGCTGTAATGGCATCCAGTTGTGCTTCCCAGACATTTGCCATTATAGTTTACCCGTCAATTCAGCAATCTTAGCCAAATTACCCGTGAAAGGATATGTACCGATGTGTTGTGTTCTCATCCATGGGCACAAGAAGATAGAACCTCCAGCTTTGCGCCATAATTGACAAAACATATAATCTTCACTTAGATACCTATCAGAACCACCGCCAGTTGCGCTATCAAGTGTATCAATCACGGTATCAAAGTACGCATGAATATAACGTGATCCATCAAAGTGTGCTTGCCCAACGTGGTCAGGTTTGTAACGCAATTGTGGATAATTTTTTTCCAAAACGGGAAACACTTCTCGCTTGACCATCATGTAGCCAGTACCAATCTCCAAAACTTCTAGAGGTTCAGTTACTGAAAATTGTTGTGTGCCTTTAACGACATTGAACACATAATCGCCAACAAGATTTTCCAATTCATGTGGTGGCAAATCTGGATGTTTACGTGCGGCCAGTGCGATATTGTTCCAGTTGATAGCCTTCTTGGGATAAGGACCACCAATAACATCTTTATCAAGTGCTAGAAGTGCGACTACATCTTGTGGATTGTAATGTACATCAGAATCAATAAAAAGTAGATGTGTACAATCAGAGCGGAGAAATTCATCTACCAAATAATTTCTAGCCCGTGTGATTAACGATTCATTGAACAAAAACGAAAATCGTGTTTCAACACCATATTTGGACATG